TTTCTTCTAATTCAACCGTTTCGCCTTTGCGTTTACCTGCTACTACGGCGTTAAGTACACGTACTTTTTGTTTAGCCATGTAAATCCCTCCTTAGTAAAATAAAAAGAGCGGTTTTACCCGCCCTTCATTATTATGCAGTAAATACGTCAGCGTGGAAAATTAAGTCAGGCTTATTAACCACAGGCGCACCGCTTGCTACTGTACGGATAATGGATTCGATAGGCTCGTCTTTATCCTTTGCAGTTAATGCAATACGTGGCTCGAAGTTACTTTCTACAGTCGGTCCTAATAGGAAGTTACCTACGCCTTTAGAAAGCATTACTACACGGTTAACAGGGAAGAACTCAATATCTTCGTCTAAACCTGTGTAAATATCCTTAACTGTTACTTTGCGGTCTTTGATAATTTGAATCGTTGGGATTCCGTAGTTATCAAGTACTGCATTTAGTTCAGCTTGTGATACACGTGTAGAGCCTGTTGGACGACCTGCTTCTACAATGATTTGTGAGTTAACAAGTAATTTACCTTGTGCTTCACGGCTCATTAGAATTACGTCAGGTGATTGCCCGTTATTTTTTTCGTAAATTGCAACAAAGTTTAATAGGTCAGCGATAGCATCGTGGTCTTTGTTATCCCAGTCATCGTCCGTTGGTAACACTTGTTTGTGTTCCGCAGGTACACCGAAATCTAAGCCAACTTTTACACCATTCTTGTTATATGTGAAAGTACCTTTGAAAAGTGCTTCCGCTTTAATAACTTGAATACGGCGTTGCATAGCTTCAATTAGTGAAGCAGATTTAACAGTTAATTTATCAACCATAGCTGATTTTTCGCTGTTAGAACGTGCTTGGTGTAGTGCAAGTAACTCTTCCTCTGTAGCGATATATTTCAAACCGAATTTAGCGATTTCGCCCATTTTAGAAGCAACTGCATCACGGTCTACTACAGGTGGTTCAGCACCGTATCCAATCATTGCCGCGATATGTTGGTTTTGCTTAACAATATCGTATGCGAAAGTAGTAGAGTAAGTTGTTGAGTTAGGTAAGAACGTATCTACCTGTGTAGGTACTGCCGAAGCAACCGTTTCATCAACTAAGCCACGTAGAGCGGGTTCTTGAAATTCTTGTAAATGTGTAATTCCTGCCATTATGTTTTCCTCCTAAATTAAATAAATTGATTAAAATAAATTTTGTTATACATTGCTATATTGTAAAGGGCATCTTGCGGAGAAGTAATTACTTCATCCGCTATTAGATGTTTTTTACGAAACGAATGTTTGGAACTTTAGTTTTAAATAATGCTGTAACTGACGCAGGTAATTTTGCATCGTAAACAGAGCCACGTACAATTACTTCACCAACGATAGTGTCAGCAGTACCTTGTAATACGTCAATGTTTAGGATACCGAAATCGTCATAGTTAGCTACGTTAGCATCTACGAACTTAACCCATTTTCCAGTAGTTTTATCACGTGCAATTGCTTCACCTAATGCGTATGCTACACCGCCTGTTAAAGTTGCACCTGCTTCTACAAATTGTAGGTGTTCAGAAGCTAAAATGTTTTTTCCGCCTTGAAATGCTGTTTGTGACGTTTGTAATGTGTAAGCCATTCTTTTTTCCTCCTAAATAGTAGTTTTGCTTGGCTTATAGTAAGCCTTGCTCACGTAATTTTTTAATACGTTCCCTACCCGCTTCATAAGCATCAACAGGTTTAGGGTCTTGCTTGCGTGGATTCACCGATGGGTTAATAAACCCTTGCGTTTTAGGCGGTAAATCTACTTTTAGTTCTTCGATAGAAGCTACCAATTCTTCTTCATTAGCGCCTTCAACAAACTTTGCATAACGCTTAATTTGGTCAGCATCGTAACCTGCTTGTGCAAGTAATGCATCACGTTTAGCTGTTAATGCTTCCGCTTTTTGCTGTTCTAAATCTTGCTGTAACGTTTCGTATAATTCCTTATACTTTTCGTTTTCAATTAGCGCTTTCTTTTCAGCTTCTTTACGTGCTTCTTCGGCTTTTTCTTCTGCCTTACGTTTTTCACGTACTAAGCGTTCTTTAATCAGCTTGTCTACTTCTTCCTGTGTAAAGGTTTTATCCGCACCTTTGGGCGTAGGGTCTACAGGGTCAGTAGTACCGCCTGCTCCACCGTTAGGGTCTTGCGGGTCAGGTTCTGAAAAGAATTGTAAATTTAGCTTTAATGGAAACTTAGGTTTAACTTCATCTTTAATAAACATTTTATATCCTCCCGTTTTTAGCTCGTCAGCTATTAAATTATTATCCGTCAGTTTAGCGACTTATCGTAGGTCAAAGTAAAAAGGCGAACTACTATACGGTAGTTGCGCCTGCTGTGCCTTTTGTCGTGCCTGTAGTGCTGTTTTGTGCGCCTTTGGCTGTGTTGGTATTACCTTGCTGTGAATTACCTGTGTCGCCTGCGTATGGGTCTAACATGGCTATTGCCGTTTTCTTTTCTTCGTCAATTTCCTGTTTCTTAGCCTTGACGTTTTGAACGCCGAGACGTTGCATAGCGCCTGCTGTACTTTCAAACCCGCTTGTAGTTTCTAACATTAATAGGTTTACAAGTTCTGCACGGTTTTCAGGTAATGGTAACGCAAACTTAATTTCATTATCGTAATCAGTACCAATTGCTGTTAACACGGCTTTATCGTAAGCGAACTTAGGTTCATACGTACGTGCCTGTAAATAGCGTACTGTTTTTTCGTGTAACTCTTGTAAGCGTTCTTGCCATACTAACCAATGTTCTTCGGTTTCTTGTATAATCGTATGGAACAAAATTTGTAGCGCATCACCGTTTAAGCCACCAAAATTTAATTCTTGTGGTACAATGTTTGGTACGCCTGTAATTTCGTGTAAAGCACCTTTAACCCTTGCGTAAGTATCTTGGTATGCATCTTTCCAACCAAACGTACCTTCAATACGCTTAATTTCAGGTGACTTGCTTTCAGAAGTAGATGTAGCTTCTAATACAGAGCCGGGAGCGATACGCACCTTGTCTGCTGTGCCTTCGGGTACGTTTAAGAACGCTGTAATACCGAACATTTCAAACTTTAAGCTATCAATAGCATCTTCGTTTAATTGGTTAAGTATATCAGTTTGTTCTTTCATATCCTCGGCTTCATTGTTAACGCCTGCTTTACCGCTAATATCCGTAATAGGGAATAATACTACAGGGATAAAGTCAAAGCCTAAACTTTGGTATTCTACAATAGTACGAACACGCTTTAAGCTTTCATCGTATTCAGCATCTTCAAAATAACAAACACCATCGGCTTCGCCTAAACTATAAGTTTGTTTCCTAATAATTTCTTTACCTTCTTCATCAGTACGGAAAGTAACAAGGTGTACCGCTAACAGGTCTTCAAAATCATCATCGCTGTATACAGGGAAAATTTCTGTGTCAGGTTTAAAGCTCCATGCTATCTTACCTGTGCGTGGGTTGAAACCGATAACGCAAGCAACGCTACCTGCAATTAAACGGTCACGGCTCGCCTGTAAAAGTTTCTCACGCATTTTAGTATCTTTCCATATTTGCTGTAATAGTTTTTGGTAACCATCCGCACGGGCATCTTCTGCTTTCTGTTTAGCACTTGGCGTGTAATCAGGGTTTGCCATATCCACAGGGTCATCAATTTGTTTAGGGTTAACTACTACCGTGTGTTGCCCGCCCATTTGCCATCGGCTTTTACGTTGAATGAACGTTTTAAAATAGTTAGTTGCATAACGTGTCGGGTTATAATCAAGCCCGTCAGGTCTTGGCAATTCAACCGCCCGTACTAACTGACCTGTACGTGGGTCTACGTGCTGTTTACCATCATAATAATTATAGAAGCGTAATTGGTTTTGAACCCTATCCCAATTTTCACGCCCTAACGCCTGTTGAAACGGGCTAAATAACAAGTCGTCCATTTCTTGTGGCGATAACAGGTTATAATCAATCATTTAACCCACCTACCTTTTTCGTTTATTTGCTACACGCACGCTACCGTATGAACCTTTGCTTGCATTAAAAGCCATGCTTACAGCATCAGGTGCATCATCGTGCTTGTGCATTGGATACATTTCTAACTGCTCTAACAATTCTCTGTGCTGTTCCTTAAAACGTAGTTTGCCACGTTGAATGTCAGGTAATAGCGCTTCAATCCGTAATGCTTTACGTGTGCGCTGTTTAACGTACTTTAACCGTGTATTAGCAGGGTAACCATGCTTCTTTAAATCTTCCGCTAATTTATCAGCGAAGAACTCTTGCGCCATTTGTGCTTCTACCGCAATAACTTCGTATTGATATTTTAGCGCCCGCTTAACGGTTTCTTTTAATAATATATCGGGGTGTACCCGTTCTATGAACATATCAGTTACATAACAAATTTCTGTAGCTTTGTCACGGGCTACTGTAGCAATTACGCTGTAATCGCCTTTTTCTTTACCCATTGCAAAGTCAATACCGCAATAATGCTCTAAATCCTTGTGTTCAATATCTTCATCAAGGAAAAAGTACATATCATCGGGTTTAAATATTTGGCGTTCTTCATCCGTTGGGTTGCCTAAGTATTCTTGGTTAAAAGCTTTAACGCCACTTTCTTCACGTAGCTTCATTAAATCAAGGTAACTAAACATTTGCTCCCATAATACTTCTGTGCCTTCAAGCATCGCTTCTTCGTTTTCTTTATAAAAAGCTTGTGCCTGTGCGCCTGCATCTTCAACAGGGCTACGGTAAATTTCCCGCCACTGTTGCCATAAATGCTCGTTAGTAGCCCAACTTGTAATAGCAGGGAATTTCTTGCTAACGAAATCACGGCGTTCTTTAATTACGTAGTCTAACAAGCTATCGAAACATACGATAGTACCCATGTAAATACACATACCTTTACGGCTTAGTGCAGGTAACATTTCTTCTTTAAACCACGATTTACTTTTGTCTACAAGTTCAGGCGTATTTGTATTATTTTTACTTTCTAAGTCATCGAGCAAAAACAAATCAGGTCGCGTATTACCGTGGCGTAAGCCCCGCATTTGTGTACCGATACCCTTTGCTTCTACTTTAGTGCCTGTAGTTGTAATGAACTCGGTGTTATTATCACGTTCGTTCATTGACTTCTGTACATGCATTAACACGCCGAAATCTTCACGTAGCTTTTCGTTATACTTTAATTGGTTACGTGTCCAACTGATAAAGTCGCCCGCTACCTCTGTAGTTTCCGAAATTTCTACGATATACTGTTTTAATCGATACGTGACTTGGTGGCATAAATATCCGTTAGATAAGTATGCGGTTTTAGCGTGTCCTCTCCCTACGCTCCATGCTACGTGCGTTTGTTGGTTGCCTTTTGTAATATCATCAAGCAAGCTACATAACGTTTTATGGAAGTGTGCGCTGTTTAGCACGTTTACCCCTTTAGGTATTAAGTTA